TGTTATTCAGGAACAATTGTTGGTAAAATTTATTACTACACAGGAACATCATATGTTGATTACGATAATGTTGTTGTTGCGACTTTAAGATCAAGAGGTATTGCAACTTATACAAACTCAACTAACCCAGCGTACTCAGTAACTGCAACAACAGATGCTAGTTTAGATATGACGGGTAAATACGTTGGAGTTCTTAAAAACCCATACTTAACATTCGCAGTTAACTGTACTGATAAGTTTGGTCAAAACTTTACATTTGAAACTTCATTAACACAAAACGATCCTGAGTATATCAGTAAAGTATTTGGAATTGCAAACTTCCAAAAACCAAGAATTGAGGTTCCTTTATTTAACGAAGAAGTATTCCAATCATGGTTGAACTACTCTTGGAAAAAAGGATATGTTAGAGGTTTAAATCCAAACTTTATTGAATTAGAATCAGCTCAAAGCGGAGACGCTAACTCAATTGGTTGGTATTTGGATAGATATCAAACACCTAATTCACCTTGGGTTGTATCTGAATTAAGAGGTAATAAAGTTTATGACCTATTTAGATTCTATACAATTTCTGATGGTGATGCGGCAAACACATTGGTTAAAGTTTCACTTATTAATCAAACTTATAACAACTTAACGTTTGATGTATTAATCCGTGATTATTTTGATACAGACGCAAATCCTGTAGTTATTGAGAAATTTACAAACTGTACAATGGATCCGGGACAAAATAACTTTATCGCAAACAAAATTGGTACGTTAGACGGAGAATACGCATTGAACTCAAAATATGTGATGATTGAAATGAATGAGGATGCACCTATCGATGCTCTTCCTTGTGGATTTAACGGGTTCAACTTTAGAAATTACGCAGGAGCACAATCACCATTCCCAATTATTAAAGGTAAATATGACTTCCCTGGTGAAGTAATCTACAATCCACCATTTGGTTTATCTTCAGGTAACGATAATTCGTTAATAAGCCCGGGAGATAATGTAAGAAGAACTTACTTAGGTATCTCAAATAATTTAGGTTGGGATCCGGCATACTTCGAATATGTTGGTAAGAGAAATCCAAATAGTACTTGTGATATTGATGGTTTACCATTCAATTACAGATCGGCAGGTTTCCACATGGATGTAAATGCAAGTGGTTTAACAATCGGACCTGAGTTCTCAACAGCGGGTGATCAAAGATTTATCTGTGGTAACTCATCATTCATTGCTGAACCAGAACTTCCAACAAACGCTTATTATAGATTGTTCGCACGTAAATTTACTTTCTTAGTACAAGGTGGATTTGACGGATGGGATATCTATAGAGAATGGAGAACTAACGAAGATAGATTCCAAATCGGTAGATCAGGATTCTTATTCGGAGCTTGTCCATCTACAAGATACCCACAAGCAACAGGTTGGGGAGCATTTAAAGAAATTTCTTTAGGTGATGGAACTCAGAACTTTGCTAACACCGACTACTACGCATATTTGTTAGGACAACAAACGTTTGCAAACCCTGAAGCGGTTAACATTAACGTATTTGTTACTCCAGGTATCGATTATGTAAACAATAGTAACCTTGTTGAAGATGCGGTTCAGATGATTGAATTCAATAGAGCTGACTCATTATATATTTGTACAACACCTGACGTTGATATGTATGTCGCAACAACAACAGGAATTGATGTATTCATATACCCAACTGAGGCGGTTGACAACTTAGAGAACACAGGGATTGACTCAAACTACACAGCAACTTACTATCCGTGGGTATTAACAAGAGATAGTGTGAACAACACACAAATCTATATCCCACCTACGGCTGAGGTAACGAGAAACTTAGCGTTGACAGATAATATCGCGTTCCCTTGGTTCGCGGCGGCGGGTTACACTCGTGGTATTGTTAACTGTATCAAAGCTCGTAAGAAGTTAACTCAAGAAGATAGAGACATCCTTTACGTAGGTAGACTTAACCCAATCGCAACCTTCTCTGATGTAGGTACCGTAATTTGGGGTAACAAAACTCTACAAGTAAGAGAATCAGCTCTTGATAGAATCAACGTTAGAAGATTGTTGTTACAAGCTCGTAAATTGATATCTGCAGTATCTGTAAGGTTATTGTTTGAACAAAACGACTCACAAGTAAGACAAGACTTCTTAAACGCTGTTAACCCAATCTTAGATGCAATCAGAAGAGATCGTGGTTTATATGACTTCCGAGTTACAGTTTCTTCAGATCCTGAGGATTTAGATAGAAACCAAATGACAGGTAAGATTTATATCAAACCAACAAGATCACTTGAATTTATCGACATCACATTCTACATCACTCCAACAGGAGCATCGTTTGAGAATATATAAGTTGGTTTATTATTCATACGAAGGGGGGACGAAAGTTCCCCTTTTTTATTTAGGTGATATTTATTAATATGAATTACAAAAAAATTGTTAAAGAAATTATTTCTGAGATTATTCACGATCAGATGAAACCCACAATGAAGTATTATGCTTTTGATTGGGATGATAACCTTATGTATATGCCGACAAAAATTTATCTATTAGATGATAAAGGAAAAACTGTTGGTATGTCTACGGAAGATTTTGCGGAGTATAGAACTGAGATTGGTAAAGAACCATTCCAATACGAGGGGCATACTATTGTAAATTTTGATAAAGATGCCTTTAGAGACTTTAGAGTACCGGGAGATAAGGCTTTTATTAGTGATGCTATGAAAGCGGAAACAGGACCGGCTTGGAGTGACTTTGTTGAGGCGGTTAATAATGGGTCAGTATTTTCGATCATCACAGCAAGAGGACACACCCCTTCGGTACTTAAAAATGCTGTTTACAATCTAATTAAGAAGAACAAACACGGATTAAGTGAAAAAGAACTTGTTAAAAATCTTAAAAAATATAGAGATTTAGCAGATGAAGAAGATTTGTCTGATGATGAATTGGTTAGAGCTTATTTAGATATGAATAAGTATCATCCTGTAAGTTTCGGTGAAGGTTCAGCTGCGAATCCTGAAGAACTTAAAGTAAAAGCAATGAGAGAGTTTATGACATATGTTCAAGACTTATCAAAAAAACTACAAGAGAAAGCCTTTATGAAAAATAAAATAAGCAATTACTTTATACCTTATATTGGTTTTTCAGATGACGATTTAAGAAACGTTCAAGCAATGAAGAAACATTTTGATGATGAATCTGGATTAGATATTTATCATACAGGAGGAGGAAAGAAAACTAAATTTGAATAATAACTGGGACTAGTTAAGATATAATTTGAAAAATAATTGAAGTAAATAGAAAAAATTTTATTTCATAGTATTTATAATAAAAATAAAACAAAATTTAAACAATAAGATATGGCTGATTTATTAATGAAAATGCCGATCCCTTACGAACCGAAAAGGGAGAACCGATGGATTTTGAGATTTCCATCATCACTTGGTATTAACGAGTGGTATGTAGAAAGTACATCAAGACCAAAACTTACGATCAACTCAAAAGAGATCGAATTTTTAAATACTTCAACGTTTGTTGCGGGTAGATTTAAATGGGATGCAATTTCAGTTAAATTCCGTGACCCTATCGGGCCTTCAGCATCACAAGCAATCATGGAATGGATTCGTTTATGTGCGGAGTCTGTAACAGGACGTATGGGTTACGCCGCAGGTTACAAAAAAAATGTTGACCTTGAGATGTTGGATCCAACAGGGGTAGTTGTTGAAAAATGGATATTAGAAGGAGCATTTCTTTTAGGGTATGATGGGGGTTCTTTAGCCTACAACTCTGATAATATTGCAGGTATCACATGTCAAATGCAAATGGATAGATGTATCTTGGTATATTAATCTAAATAATACTAAAACGTATAACCGTATACTTTACAGTTTACGGTTTTTTTTTATCATTTAAGTTGAAATTATATATAATATGGAACAAAATGAATATACAGTAGGTCACGGTAATTTGAATTTACCTCATGACGTTATAGCTCTACCAACACAGGGGGTTTTTTATAAATCAAAAAAGAAATCTGCTAAAGTAGGTTATTTGACTGCGGTTGATGAAAACATTCTTTCAGATTATGACGGTACAAGAAATGTTACTGAGTCAATTATTCTACCATTGTTAAGAAACAAATTATATGAAAGAGAAATTAGACCTGAAGAATTGTTGGATGGAGATGTTGAAGCAATTTTGTTGTTTTTAAGAAACACAGCTTTCGGACCTGAATACAAATTAACAGTTACGGACCCCTCAACAGACCAAAAATTTACCGCAACAATTCAGTTAGATGAACTTAATTTCAAAAAAACAGAAGTTCAACCTGATGAAAACGGACTTTTCAATGTAACATTACCTATGTCAAAAAGAAAAGTGTCTTTAAAATTATTGTCTTTAATGGATACGTTAGAAATCGATAGAATTATTAAAAGTTATCCCGCTGATAGAACGGCACCTTCAATCACAACTAAATTAAACAAACACATTGTTACTTTAGATGGGGATGAAGACAGAACTAAAATTTCAACATTTGTTGAAAGTATGCCTATCGGAGATTCTAAATACATTAGAAGATTCCTTGTTGATAACGAACCAAGATTAGATTTAAGAAAAGAAGTAATAGCCCCGTCAGGAGAAAGAGTAATGGTCAACATTGCTTTTGGGGTGGAATTTTTTCGGCCTTTCTTCGCAGTATAAGATAACCATATTAGATGAGTTTTATTATTTCTCAAAAATTTTCAGAACACAGTATTCTGAGTTCATGTCTTTGCCCACATATGTTAGAAAATATTTGATTAACAAATACGTTGAGGAAATTGAAAATAAATAATTTGATATTTATGAGTAAATAGAACAGTAATAATGACTGAAGAAGAAAAAAAAGAAGTCCAAAAACAAATTCAAGAAGCGGTTGCTGCCGAAAGAAAGAAAATTGCTCAAGGAGTTTCTGGTGAAGAAACAAAAATTCCTCTGCTTGATTTTAAGGAAGATTACGTAAAAGATTGGACTGTCGGTCTTGGTACTATTAAAAAAGAAGTCGGTAAAACAATGGAAGAAGTTGCGGCTTCTTTCACTGATAAAAGTATGGGTGAAAATACTTTTATTAAGTTATTAGATGAACAAGCCACAGAACTTTCCTCACAATTTGGTGTTGGAAAAGGTAGGATGGAGGAATTCCGTCAATCTATTGCTGACGTATCACCAGCACTTATTAGAATGGGGGTAGACCAAGCCGATGCAATCAAGAACATAGGTAAAATGGGTGAAGCTTTAGGTTCCGCGGCAAGTTTAGGGACTGAAGCTATAATTGAATTATCCGCTGCTTCTAAAGCAACTGGACAAGATGCTGGTGTTTTAACTGAAAAATTTAGAGAAGTTGGTGTATCAGTTTATGATGTTGGTGAAAAAATGTTAGATGTCGCAAATTCCGCAAGAGCTGCTGGTGTTTCAGTTGGTGCAGTATCTTCTGCAGTAGCTCAAAATATAGGGAAACTAAATCTATATAATTTTGAAGGTGGTATTAACGGTTTAACAAAAATGTCAATACAAGCATCAAGACTTGGTGTTGATATGGGTAAAGTGTTTAAACTTGCCGATGATTTATTCTCACCTGAAAAAGCGATTGAATTATCGGCGTCATTACAAAGATTAGGTGTAACATCAAGTGGGTTGTTAGATCCATTAAGAGCGATGGACATGGCTCAAAACGATCCTGAAGC